AGATGCAGGATATTATGTTCTTTTAGAAGCAACAAACGCACAAAGTACAACTGCTAATGTTTGGAATGATACAAATCCATCTTCAACTGTATTTACTTTAGGTGATAATACATCTGTCAATGAAAATAATATTAATACAGTTTGTTATGCTTTCTCAGAAGTAAAAGGCTACTCAAAGTTTGGTTCTTATGAAGGTAATGGTTCATCAAGTGATGGTCCTTTTGTATTCCTAGGATTTAAACCTGCATTTTTTTTAATAAAAAGTATAGATGCTACAAGATTCTGGCACATATTAGATAATAAAAGAAACACAATAAATCCAGTTAATTTATATTTAAACCCAAATAATAGTGATGCTGATGGAACTTTTGTATTTGGTGATTTTCTTTCTAATGGTTTTAAAATTACTAACCTTGGAAATACCTTTAATTCAAGTGGTGAAACATACATCTACATGGCATTTGCAGAACACCCATTTGTAAGTAGTAAAGGTGTACCTGTCACAGCAAGATGAGAAATGATTGGTACATTTATTTTATATCAGCTTTACTAATCACATTTATTTTATTTTTACCAAAAGCATATTCAAACACCAATACAGTTTCTAATTCAACAGTCACAGTTGATAAAACACCACCATCAGCAAATTCACCATCTATAAATTCTGTAAATAGTTTTATATGTCGTAGTGGTGTGTCTGGTGCAGTACAAACACAAATACTTGGTATTAGTAGTGGTATGACTATCGTGGACTTGAATTGCGAGAGGCTTTTGCTAAGTCAAACTTTATTTAAGCAAGGGCTTAAAGTTGCAAGTGTAAGTATATTATGCCAAGACAAAAGAGTATTCCAAGCTATGGAAAACGCAGGAACAAGTTGCCCTGTCTATGATCCTGTAAAAAAAGTTTCTTTAATTGGACAAGAGGCACAAGATTATTGGAGTGCTAACAAGCATCTTCGACCAGACTATGAAGATATAAAAGATCAAATTATAGAAGAAGAAAAAAAAGAAGGAACTTTTGATGATATTAAGGATTTTGGTCTTTTGGCTCTTAGTATGCTTGTATTCCTCTAAAGCTGAAGAAATAGATACAGGTAATCTAGTTCCACCTGCTGATGAGTGGACATTAGAAAACAAAGCATCAACAACTTCATGTAGTTATTCTGGTCAATTACAAGATGGAGAAGTCTGCACAGGAAGTTCAAGTATTCGTGGTGGCTACAATGAAAATGATGGTGGTAGAATTATATCTGATGAGATTAGTCTTATAAATCAAGGTTTATCTGTAGAAGAAATACAACAAGGTTTTGATTATCAATATGGATCAAGTATTGAAAGTCATGTCAGCAATACAAATGTTCCAAGCTGTTCAAACACAAATGGTGACTGTAAAGATTATTTTACAATCACAGTCAGATTATCTGATGAAGTAGGAACAGTTTTTAGAACACATGAACACACAGTAGAAATGGATTATGTGGGTGTCAGAGATTACACTTACAATCAAACCTTAGAACAAAACAATTACTTAGATGTAAGTTTTAAAATGGATATTTGGTCTGTAGATGCAGGATATACTTCTCAATATTTTGGTGGAATTATCTCTGATCCATTTTTTTCAGTTCAATATCAAACAGTAGAGATTATATCCGATATTATTGATGATGTGGTAAATGATATTATTTTTGAAGAAATAGAATATGAAGAAGTATCATTTGAAGTTGTTATTGAAGATTATTTTAATGAAGATATTTCATTTGAAATAGATTTTGCACCTATGGAAGATTTAGATATTTCACTAGATTTACCTGTCATTGATGATTTACCAGAGATAGAAGTTGAAGTCTTTGCAAATTTAGACGAACAGATTATGGAAGATCTGCCAGAGTTAATTGAAGATTTACCAGAAGAAATAGAAATGGAAACTGTTGAAGAACAACCAGAAGAAATAGAAGAACAAACAGAAGATACTATTGATGATCCACAAGAAGAAACAGTTGAAGAAGTAATAGAGGAAACTTCAGATGAGCCAGAGCAAGAAGAAGTTGAAGAAACCGAAAGACCACAGCCAAAAGAAATAAAACAAAAGATTGCTAAAAAAATTATTGCTAGTCAAAAAGATAAGATGTCTGTTGAGTCACAAACAACACAATTAGCATTGATGATTGTTTTATCAGATAATGATTATAGCAAATATACAGATAGAGAATTAGTTGATAAACAGTTTTATGAAGATGTAAATTTGTATCTGGATCAAAACATGATAGAAGATACTAACTTAGATTTATTTTATATGGATTATTTAGGAATGAATGAATTAGTGGATTTACAATGGCAGAGGTAGAATATCAAGGTATAAAATTAAAAGGTGGGAAAATATTTATTTTGTTTTCTTTGCTTGGTACTCTTGGTGGTGGTCTTTGGGGTGCTTTTGAATTTTGGAAGGATTATCAACTGCTTCAACAAAGAGTAAACGATTTTGTAAGCCCAGACATGAGCCACTATGATGAGCAAATAGCTGTGTTGAAATCTGAAATATCAACAGTTTTAGAAGAAGTTAGCCTAGTCAATGATGTAGCTTCAACACTTTCCAAAAATATTAATGATGACATAAAAGACCTCAAAAGTGACATCAGATCCATAGATAAAGTAGTCAATGATGTTGAGGACAGGGTAAAAGATACAGAAAGAGAACTATCACAAGATTTGAAGGTCATAGAGCAAGAATTAGAAGATAAGATACAAAAAATCTTAGCCAATCCATTAGCAGGAGTTAAATAATGGCTACAGAGAAAGAATTAGAAAAACAACTAAGACAGATTAAAAAAGAAGTTAGAGAACTCAGAACACATAATCAATTCTTATTAGATAGGTTAGAAAAAGGTCACGAAAGAAATGCAGAATTAAGAAAGCAAATAATGACTATGACTATTGATGATGTTATTAAAATACAAAAAGAATTATCAGAGTATCAAGAAAAAGTAGCTAAAGATAAAGAACTATTAGAAACATTTGACAAACAAACCGAAGTGAAGTTAGATACACAAGGGATCAAAGATGGCAACACAATCTGAAAAAATAAATAAACTTGATAAAGAAGTAGCTGTAATAAAAAAAGATATAGAAATTATCAAGACAAATCATTTAGTACACTTAGATCAAAAGTTGAGATCAGTAGAAAAAGTATTGTGGACTGTTGGTGTTTTAGTTTTTTCTAATTTAATTATTTTACTTAGAGATATTATCTTGTGAACTTGCCAAGTATATTTTTGCTTGGATATTTTTGCGTCAATTCTATGTGTGTAAACATCAACGAAAGATTTAATTCTGTAAATGATTGCAAAATACAAGCAACTCTCATAAAGTCTATGCTTGATGAAAACAATATTCGCAAATACATAATGTTCTGCGTTGATGCAAATGAGTACGAAAAAACATGAAAGAATTTTGGTTATTAGCGATCTTCATGCACCTTATTGTCATGTAGATAGCATTGCTTTTTTAGAAAAACTTAAAAAAAAATATAATCCAACAACAGTAATAAACATTGGAGATGAAGCATCTTACAATAGCATACATTTCCATGAGATAGATCCAGACTTAGCAAGTGCAGGTGATGAATTAGAAGTCACTAAAAGTTGGCTTCATAGATTAGAGAAGCTATTTCCAAATATGGTTATTCTAGAAAGTAATCATGGATCAATGGTTTTACGCAGAGCCATAGCAAAAGGTATGTCAAGAAAATTTATAAAATCCTATAATGATATATTAGAAGTCAATGATGGGTGGATTTGGAAAGACAAACATCAGATAGAATATGAAGGCAAAAAGATACTGTTTGGGCATCAGTTTTCTAAGAATATTGCAAAAGCTGTAAGAGAATATTCTCAATGCGTGGTGCAAGGTCATTTTCATTGTACTAGTGAAGCAACCTTTGTCAGTAATGAATTTCATTTGAATTGGGGTATGACTGTAGGGTGTTTAGTCAATAAAGACAGTCTAGCTATGGCATATATGAAAATAAACCTAGCAAAACCAATACTTTCTTGTGGTATTATTACTGAGGGATATCCACACATTGTTCCTATGGTGTTGAATAAAAGCGGATCATGGGATAAAAATATATATATATGAGTGACTTCGAAGATAAGATAAATCCTACATATTACATTGGAACTAAAATACAGCTTATAGATGTGATAGAGGAGTTTAAACTTGGACACCATGAAAGCTGTGTTTTAAAATACATAGTTAGATATAAAGATAAAAACAAACTAGAGGATTTAAAAAAGGCTCAATGGTATTTATCAAGATTAATAGAGAGGTATAGTAATTGATGATTTTTGAAAGATTGAAGCAAGATCTCACCAGATGGGAAGGAATAAAATACGAAAAATATAAATGTAGTAGCAACCTGTGGACTATTGGTATTGGACACATGATAAGAGATGATGAACAAGAATTATTAAACAGAGAGAAACCATTAAAAAACCATGAGGTCATGCATATATTTGAAAAAGATGTAAATAATGCAATAGAAGATACTAAGAAATTTATTGATCCTAATGAGGTAGAGCCAGAAGCATTTGAAATCTGTGTACACCTTTGCTTTTGGATTGGACTACCAAGATTATTAGGTTTTAAGAAATGCAGAGCCGCATTAAAAGATAAAGATTATGTTTTAGCCGCTGAAGAACTTTTAGATAGTAAAATGGGAAAGTCAGATGTCAGAGGTTTAGTAAATAGAATAACTGAACTGTCAGCAAGAATGAGAGATGTGTAATGCTAAATAAATTATTAGGTGGTGGATTAGTTGATAGTGTAGGAAAGATTGTAGATGAATTACATACTTCTGATGAAGAAAAAGCACAAGCTAAAATAAAACTTAAAGAATTAGATAACGCACTTAACAAAGCACAAACAGATATAAATTTAGCTGATGCAAAATCAACAGCTACAGGACTAGGGGGATTGCTACAGAGAATTTGGCGACCATTGATTGGTGTAAGTTGTAGCTTAGCGATTTTCTGGGAATTCGTTTTAAAGCAATTTATAGTGTTTTTTCTTGCTGTGTTTGAAGTTCAAACTCTACCCTTGCCATCTCTTGACATGGGTGTTCTAATGCCACTTGTCATGTCATTGTTAGGAATGGCAGGACTTAGAACATACGAGAAACAAAAGGGGATAAGCAAATGATAGATATGATGAAAGATTGGTTTGAGGATTTTATGAAACTTAAATCATGGGTTAAAGTATTAGCGGTAGTAATACTTGTAGTTGTTTTACATCATTGGGTACTACACTAATGGCTAAAGGTAAAAAAACAAAAGGTCTGACGAAAAAGCAGATGAAACTTCCAAAGGCATTAAGAGATGCTATTATGAAGAAAAAGAAAAAGTAGAAGGGAGTTTAGTATGCCTTATCATTATGGTGGATCACATTCCAAAGGAATGAAAAAAAGCAAAAAGAAAAAAATGAGGAAAAAGAAAAAAAAATAAAATAAGGGTGGGTATCTTTCCCACCCTATTAATGTCATGGGAATAACTACATCAACACTAATTCAAGAACTGATACCTAGATCATCTGGTAAGCGATCAAAAAAGAAGCGAACTAAATCATATAAAGCGAAGGAAAAAATCTTGCGTGTCAAAAATCCTTCATCTTAAATTTTACGATCATATGTCATTGACTAATGAATGGCATGACTTGGATCTAATTCTAAAAACTAAAATTGTTGAATGCGAGGTCATTGGATTTCTAATTAAAGAAGATGACTTAGCTTTTTACCTTGCAACCATGCTTGGTGGAGAAGAAATGGGATCATGCCATGTAATTCTCAAATCTACTGTCACTTCAGTAAAAGAATACCCAAAAAAAGCCAAATAGAGAGCCATACAGAGCAATCTAGCCCTTCTGGTATGCAATCATACTAGGAAATAACAAACACAACAAACACCCCTCTTTTTTGCGAAAATATACTATAGTTAGTGAGGGGTGAATGTTAAACGACACTATATATAGTGCCACAGGAGGAATACTCTTATAAAAAAGAAGTGTTCTACTTATTTTCTACCTTTTTTTATGTCTAAATCAATATCTAAATTAGACAAAAAATAATTATAAAAATAATTTGCATTTTCTATAAAACTTCTATACAAATTTAATCATGTTAAATATTAAGGAGAATACAACTATGATTAACAATTTAGAAAAATCAATTCAATATCAAGCTAATGGTGATGGTGGATATATTCTATCTCAAAATTATGATCGTAGATTAGATGAAGTCTATGGAAATTTAATATTTGATTATCCACACATTTGCCAAAGAAGTGCTCACAAAGAACAAAAAAACAGATTGTTCAAAGCCCTAGCAAATTCATACAAAGTAAAATTTGCAGATGTAAAAAGACTAGGTGATTGTGTACGAGAAGTTCGTGAAGAAGAACTTGTTATAGCTTACCAAATGAAAAAGGAGAATACAAAAAATGATTAATTATTTTTTTAGAGATGGTGAAAAAGTTGAATACAAAGTATTTGACGATAACGGAAAATTAGTAGCTAACAGATATTGTGGAAAATGTGGAGGTACAGGTTTGACACCTTATTATTGGGTGCAGGGTGGTACTTGTTTTAAATGTGATGGTACTAAAATTGATCCTACCCCTAGAAGGGTATTTACAAAAGAGGAGTTAGATAGATTAAATAAAAATGCAGAAGCCAGAACTCAAAAGAGAATGGCAAAAGCTAAAATAGAAAATAATTTAGTTATTTCTGGAATTGAATTTGGACATTATTGGAAAAGTTTTAATGAACAAGTACAATTCAAATCATGGAGAGAAATCAGAAAATCTAAATATTTAGCCTACACTAAAACAGGTTTTAGCTTGGAAATTTTAGATTCAAAGACAAAAGATTTTTGGGTAAAAGTAAAATCTGACTTTGTTGAGTTAGGTAATTATATCAAAGAATTAACTTTAGTTTTTAGTCATGGCTTTGAAACTCAATATGGTTATTCAGAAATTTATAAGTTTGTTGATGACCAGAGTAATCAATATGTTTGGTTTACTTCTTCTTTCCCAGAATTAGAAAAAGGTAAAACTTATAATGCTAAGTTTATTGTAAAAGATAATCAAGAGTCAGATCAATATGGTAAACAAAACATGATTAAAAACTTTAAGGAGGTAAAATAATGTTAAACGAAATACTTACACTAATTGTTCATATCGGAATGATTGGTTTCACACTTTATTTTGTAAAGGAGTTATTTAGTGAATAGGCAAAAACTTGCAGAGATTAAGTATGACTTACAAGGTCAGCTTAAAATGAAACTTCACCAACTAGAA